CGTCCTTCGGATTCCTCGGTATCATATCTTCCGGAATATACTTCTGGACCCGTCCGGCTCTGATAGCGTCCCACCACTGCGAAATAACCTCGTCAAGAGCGTCAAAGCAATCGGATTTACCGCCGTCAAAAATGGATTTTCCTCTGCCGTGATACTTTTTTGAATCGTAGAATTTAAGCGGTACTGCCATGATGTGATCGCCGTCGAACTTAACAACTTCGGGAATTTCTGCAAGCTCCGGAACAGTACCGAGAGGACGTTCGTTTCCGCTGCTGTCATAAAGTCTGCTTTCGATACGACCTTTGCCGTAACGCTCATGAAGTACGAATTTACGGCTTTTAACGGTGAAAACGGTTTTGAATATCACACCGGACAGAATCCCTCTTGAAACCTCGAAATCGACCATATCTCCGCCTGCAAACTCAACTATCGGATAGGGCGAAAGCGCAGTATCGACCGAGATTTTAAACGCTCCGTCACCGTCCACAAGGGTATCTGCAACGGCTTTTCCGACAAGATTCAGGAAGTTTACAGACTGCTCGATCTCCTCCCAATTATCGGAATTTGTTTTGATCTTGTCGAGATCGGATTTGACGATATATGCAAGTGTATCGACGATAACCGCAGGCAGTCCGCTGTGTATCTTCCTGACCTTGTTTGTATCCGGAGCGCACGCCCAGAAGCCTCCGCTGTTAAATTGGAGCTGTCTGAAAAACTGGTGAAGCTCGGAAGCGTCCCCACGATACCAGATCTGTGAACGCAGCGTTTCAAGCTCCCGTGGTAATTTCTCCTGAATCACTACTGTCTGATCGGTGGCAGGCATTATTTCAAGCCAGTTCTGTATCATCCTTTTCACCTTGCTTCCTAAATTAAATTTCAAGTTTAACACTTCCGATCTGTGATTTATACGGCAGCCATGAATACTGACAGGAATTTATGCAGTGATCGTGACCGTCCTCCGGCTCGTATTTATCCTCTTTCCAAGAATAGATATTCATTTCGGCTATATAATTTTTGCAGGTATCGAGCACTAAAAAATCACCTGCGGCGAGCCATGACGCCTGCAAGTGAATCCTGTCGATTATTTTTGTTTTCTTGAATGCAGGAATAAAGCTGTAAATACAGCCTGTCAGCCGCTTGTACTTCATACATTCCGTGATTGTAGCCTGATCTGCGCTGTCGATATATACGTCCCTTGCAAACCCCCACAGCTTGCGGTTTGCTTCGAGAAATCTTACAAATTCGGGCGGTATATCAGACGGCGAGATCGGTGTTTTCAGGTCTGCATTATTGTAGACTCTTTCGTCAAGAACAACGCACTTTCTGTCCGCCGTTATGCCGATAAAAATAAAAGCTATCGTGTCCGGCGTCGACTGTGAGTAAGCCGTGTCCAGAGCCGCAGAGAAACGCACGAATTTCAGCTCCTTCGCCTTTGCAAGAGTAATTATATTCTTGTCCTGCAAATCGAATACAAGTCCTGTCGCACGTCCTCGCAGACCGAGAATCTTATTCTTATACAGCTTTGTACCTTTTGGCGCAGCAGCTTTTTTCTTCTCGATATCTTCTGCCGTCAGACTGAGATTATCCCGAAAAGAAAAGAACCAGTACCGCCAGCCGGGTACAGGTTCTTCTTTAAGCTCCTTCATGATCTCCGCCGGAACATCCGCCGCATATTTCTTATACGGTCGGGAACGATTGACAAATTCCCGATATACAGGCAGTGACGGATCGTCGGGATTAAGCGTTGCCATAAGATAATCATTTCTTGTTGAGATCTCACGGACAAATTCTATATCAGCCGTGTTGATCTCATCAATGTAAACGCATCCGAACTGAGAACCGAGGACATTCTGCCACTTGTCCTTATTATCATAGCCGAGAACGTAAATTATTTTACCCTCGAATTTGATGTGCGGCAGCTTGTTGTCCTTATCGCCGTTGCCGAAATACTGAGCATTCCGGTGCAGATCAAGTATGCCGTTGTCCTGCTGAATGATATTCTTTTCGGCTGTTCCTGTCGTTTTGCTTGCGATGATATGCAGCTTCTTAGGGCTTTCCGACACCATCCGCATAAACTTGATCCCTGCCCCAACAGTAGTTTTGCCGCTTGCTGTCGTGCCTTCAAGGAAGTCCGCTGAGACATTCTGCGTAGTGTTGACAAAGTCGATATATTTCTGAGAAAGAGGGAAGCTATTCGTCAAGTCCCTCACCGCTTAACTGCCTGAAAACATCCGCAAGCTTAGTCGAAGTCTTAACTGTCGTATCTACCTTGACAGTGTATTCTCCGGTCATTTTGTTAAGCGTATCGACTGCTTTTATGCGGTCGGAAGCTGTATTATCATTGTCCTTTGCAATATCCGACAAAAGTGCCTGACGCTCCTTTGCGGTCATTATACGGCTGTCATGAGACTTCTCAGAAAGTTCCTTGATATACTCGGCAATGTTAGTATTTTTTAGTAATTTATCGGCATTCTGACCTGCATATTTCTCAGAATACCCAGCCTTGACTGCACTCTGAGCGGCGTTGCCGCACTGAGCATAATATTCTGCAAATTTTCTCTGCCGTTCGTTCATGCGGCGACACCGCTCCTTTCTGATTCGTATAACAGAAATACCGTTCCTGAAAAACATGGAACGGTACTCTATATGTCATAATCCTATGATACTATTCTACTACATCAAAGGAGGACAAACAAGGACATTTGCGGACAAGTTTTTCTATTGCCTCAGATTGCTTCCTTCTTACTGTTCTTGAATCGTAATTCATAATCTCTGCGGTCTCCTCGACAGTATGAAAAAGCATATACCTGTGAATAAGGATTGCTTCAAGATCGTCATCATGAAGCAAAGTGATAGCATCCCAGACCTGACCTGAAACATCCGCAGCCTTTTCCTTTTGACGCTGTGCTTTCAGCTCGATGTCAGCAAGCTTCATCAGAGCTTTCTCAGTGCCGTTTTCACATCCGGAAGATTTCCCTTTGTCATTTCCCTCATAGCAGACCGAAACACGCTCCGCACGCTCTCTGCATTGCCTGATAAGCAGTTCTAATGTCTTGACTTTTTTATCAGCATAAAATGCTCTCTTAAGCCATTTTCTGACTTCAAGTTGTTTGTCGATCATGTTTCTTACCTCCTAAGCTCGGCAACCTCCCAGAACTTGTCCGAAAGGTGTCCGGCTATGTAGTCACGAGCGGCGACCTCTGATTGAAATATGCGTATATCGCCGTTATTATCTCTAAGACGAGCGTCCGAGAATCTATTTTTTATCGTGTATAGTTTCATCTGAAACACCTCCGTCCATCTTAGCGCCGCAGTTGGGGCAGTAGTTTATATCAAAGGGTCTTGATTCAAACTCCTTGACAGGGAAATACCGTCCACATTCTGAACACTTGCTATTCATTCCGGAAACGTGTTTCCACTTACCATGTATCACAAGCTCGGCTTCAAGCGTTGTTTCCAATTCGCCTTTGACTATATACGGAATCCTTGCTATAGCATCTGATACAGTCTTTTTCATCTGCTGACTAACTCCATACGTTCTGTAAATGTAATTCAGCTTTTTCTTAACGTCAGAAAGCTTTACATATTTTTCATTCATTTTCAGCCCTCCTGTTCCACGCTTTTACAAACTCGTCCAAATTGTACCCGTGAGAAAATCCAAATCCACATTGGCAAAAAAGACTTATAGGTTCGCCGCCGCTATCAGGGTCATATTCTGTTGGATGCCAATCTCGTTCGGGGATATACACATCTCTTTTTATGTCTATTTTACCTCCGCAGAACGGGCAGGGCTTTAATTTTGTTTCAGGCATTTTCTTCTCCTTTTTACATAAACAATTCACATATCACATCGAAAGAGTATCAACATTAACAAGAATAGCCTTTACCCACATTCCACTTGTTTTCTCGTCAAGTAGTCTTTCTATTTCATCATCCGTCATACCCTCAAATTCCTCATCGTAGTAATTATAATAGGCGTCTTTCAAATCGTCCCTGTCATCATAGTAACGCTCTTCAAACAGTGCAAATTCACCGATACGACAACTTCCAATTTCTCCTATCCAACGTCCACAACTATCACCACAAACAACATCTCCGTCAACAAATGCAACAACTGGAAGTTCAGGATTTTCCGTTGCAAGTTTTATCAGTTCTTTTGAATCGATCATTCGTAATCCTCCTTTCGTCACTTATTCCAAGGAAATTCTCGTCTCATGTTTTCCTCTCCTACAATCGGAATAAGACTGTCTTTCATAAATACTGGGATATTATTTCTGTCGCTGTATTCCAGAATATGTTCTACCCATTCAAGCTTTGTTTCGGCTTTTCCTTTGCGGTTTCCGGTTTCAGCACCGATAATGTGCCAATTAGCCCCTGTACTTCCTATTTTTTCCCCAATGTCATATAATAGAGGTTCAAAACTTACAAATCTTCTATTTTCTGGATAATCCGGAAAATAATAATCTCCTGCATCATGAATCATTTTTCCTTTTAGCATAAAGGTTGGCGGTCTGCCGTCAATATATTTTCTGTTCCAGTTACTATGGTCAAATGTTGCGCCGAACCAATAATTATTTCTATCGGGCAATATCCCTTTTCTGTACAAATCGCAATATCTACCCGGATTTTTCGTAAGGAATAAGTATCGGTGCTGAGGGGCTTTTTCACAAGCCCTGAATACAGACTCTATCCATTCATCAGGCACCCATTCACCGAACAGATCAGCCATGCTACAGACGAAAATCGTTCTCGGCTTTGTCCAAAGGCTCGGAACATTCAGTCGATAACTGTGCATTGTAGGTTCAAATCCATAAGGATAGGCACAAATTCTGTCTTTGCCGTCTTTACAGACTGTTGCAATCGGCGTGTTCAGTTCGTTTATACTTTCATATACGCCTTTATCCGTGAGGTGTGGCAGATCAAATGGCTTAAACCTCTCTGCTATTTTTCTTGCATAGCAATACTCGCATCCATGCAGACACCCAGTAACCGGATTCCATGTGCTGTCGCACCATTCTATTTTGCTTTTATTCATTTTCTTCTCCTTCCTGACATTCTGGCTGATAATCAGCGATCTCGATACTAACAATCATTCTTTTCATGTCACATTCTGTATAGTCTTCGATTAAAAGCTCGTCTCCATTTTCATCATGAAGAACACACTCATAGCAATCGTATTCTTCATTATATTTTAAACTGCAATCAGACTGTTTAATAAGATCGTTATCCAGCATATCAAAAATATCGCTGTCCAAAAGATCGCCGCCCTTGCAGTTACCGCCAATTTCAAGGCAAAAAGTACCTTTGTACTCTCCGTCCTGTAGTGTGTATCTGATAGTATGCGTTCCTCTGAATCCAGGTTCATATATTTTCATATTAATCTTCCTCCACAACATCGAACATATCGAGCAGACAATCACCGCAGATCTGCTCGTCGTCGTACACATAGAGCGTTCTCGATTCGCCGCCGCACCTGTCGCAGTAAAAAATCCTGACCCTTTTGTTACTGCAAGCGTCTCCCATACATGGAAGCCCGATATCACGGCATCCGACGCAGTTATTCTTGTATTTTATCATAATTTTTCTCCCTTGAATTTATTCATCTGACGTTTTAAGAAGTCGGCGTCTCCGGTCATAAGTCCGATACATTCGCAAGATTTCAATGCGATCTCACGGATGTCCTGAGCTTTTTCGATATCCGAAAGCAGCGTTCCGGCTTTGCGGATATTTGTCTGATATTCCTTATGCACAAAGCAAAACATATCATAGTTCCCGGAAGCTTCTTTATACTCAGCCAACAGCTTCTGTTTCACAGACTGCGCTTCCTTCTTACCGAGGTTATCGTACTTATATCTTGCATACAGCAATCTAAGACTGTCAAAATATCTGTAAGCGGCAGGCGGAAAACCTGTTACATCAATACTGCCGTCGTAGGCTTGCTTTTCCAGTTTCTTAAAATGCTCGGGATCATTAAAATCATATTTCATAAAATCACCTTCCGTGTGACGGGTTGTGACGGGTTTGCACCTTTTTCTATATACTATATATATTTTTTCTTTTCAAAATTTTATATGATAGAATAGAAAATACCCGTCAACCCGTCACAACCCGTCACATATTCAGCCGATCGAAACAGAGTAACTGTCAGAGCCAAGCGAAATTCCTACATAAAACCATCCTTCACGTTTTTTCACACGTTCATATCTTCTCTGCATTTCAGCGCCGAATTTTGTATTACTCATCTTATATTCATTATTTTCGTCAGCCCACTTGGCATAGACCGCATAAAGCTGAGAAGCCTTGATCTCTCCCTTGCCTATGGTACAGCGGGAATCGGTGAACGCCGAAATAACGTCCATTTCGTGGCGGTATTCCTTAACAGCGTCAAGAATTGCTTTCGGCATACGAAGTCCCTCGGACTGCCAGAGCTTACATCCCTCGACTGCCCAACGGAAAATTCCCTCAAGTTCTTTAGCAAGCTTGTATTTGAGATGCCTGTCCACCTTATCCTCCGGAATCTGCACTGTAAACGGTATAAGGTGTATTCTGCGCCATATACCGGTATCTGTACCTCTGATAACGGGCTTATGGTTGGTAGCCATCCACAGCTTGAATTCCGGCTTGAACTCAAATTCGTCACCGAAAAGCTTTCTTGCCGTAACAACATCGTCGCCCGTAAGCTGTTTGAGAAGTCCCTCATCAATACGCATTCCCTCGTTAGGTTCTACCGACGTAACAAGTCTTGCGCCTTTAAGCCGGGCAATATCGCTGTTGGGCGAGCTGCCGGAACTCGGTTTTACCATTATGGTCTGCGGCTGGATATTCGTTGCATAGTCTCCCATGATACTGCGTATTATTTCAAGAAAAGTAGACTTTCCGTTCCTTCCTGTTCCATAAAGAAAAAATGCGCACTGCTCTGCTGTCGAGCCGCTGAGACTATAACCGACCGCTTTCTGTATGTAACGGATAAGATCACGGTCGCCGCCGAAAATACCGCATAGAAATTTATCCCATTGGGGCGTATCAACAGCTTCCGGGTTATAGGCGCAGCGAGTTATTTTCGTAATATATTCCTCTTTGCAATGCGGCATAAATTCGCCTGTTCTGAGATTAACAATGCCGTTTTTGCAATTGAGAAGCGTTTTTTTGCGGTCGAGCATAGAGGGCAGGATAGGAGAATAATGCTCCGCCTCTTTCAGCATATTTGTTTTCCCGGTGAAGCTTCTGGACTTCTTATAATGCTTCATGAACTGCTTTTCCATATCGGTACCCTCACGCTCGTCCTGTTTGCGATAATAAATACGCTCACGCTCCATAAGCTCTATAGAAGCGTCCGCTATATTTCTGTGAAAACCGATGTTGTCATAGCTCCATTTGCCGTCTTTATAATAGAGCCACCGTTTATCAATATAAGAATACCGCAGTATATCGCCGTAAGCGTCACGAAGCCGCTGAGCGTTTCCGGTATCGTCAAGGCTGTAAAGCTTATCCTTGATGCGTTCCTGAGTTTTCTTTCCGACAGATAAGCTGTAGCGGTTATGCTGCGGAATATTATGTCCGTAAAAATTCTCACACTGATTTATAGCTTTTTGGATCGTAAGTCTGCCGTAGGTGCTGCCGGACTGCCGTCTGTCCCATTTATCACGCATAAGACCGGAGCTTCGGTAAACTGCGTCCATCTTCTCAGCGTCGCCGCCGCACCAGAACGCAAGTATATTGCAGAACGCCATATCCGCTTCCGACTGCGAACTGTAGTCTGAAAAATCGCCGCTGTAAAGTTTGCGGAATTTTTCTCCGTTAACCGAGTTGGACGCTTTGTCAACTATGGTTCTGATATCCATATTGACAGGAATGTTTTGCCTTATCAGTTTAACATTTTTCATATCCGAACAAAGATACTTTGTATGAAGCGGCTTGATTTTTTCAGTGCAGTCCGCAATGTCAATGAACTCAGAGCAGTAATTTCCCGTCATCACGAAAAATCTTCCGCTGTCGTACATTTCAAATCCGCCCAGCTCGTTTTTTGTCCTGCGCCGTCCCTCGGGAAGCTTGCCCTTGCAGATTATGTGAACGCCGTTCCCCGACTGGGACAGCTCCGCATAGCTTTGCAGAGTTTCGATAAATTCGCTCACGACATCTCCATGAATATCCATATCGTCAAGGTCAACGCCGAAATATCCGCTGCCCTCAAACATGAATCCTATTCCGGCAAAATCCTTTGAAGCTTCAACCGCAGTTTCAAAATCGCTCCATGTCTCCGGATTATTCGACATTGCAAGACCGCCCGTTCTCGGATTGACAGGTTTTTTACTGATTCCGCTATGCGCTTTCGGATCAGGCTCAGCTTTCCAGCAAACCCAGTTCCTCAGCTTTTTTAGTTCGTTTGGTATAAATTCGTACATATCGTACCTCCAAAAAAATATTCAGAGAAATTTTCCTCTATAATAAAGCGGAAATCACTTTTCATTCAATCAATATCCGTTGAATATCAAGAAAAATTCACAAAATATTCAAAATTAAAAAGGTACATCAGTGTCTGATAAGATCTCCTCAAAATCATCGAGAGAACCAAACGAAGTATTGTCAGCGGCAAATTGTTCCCTCGGTTTCCGATTGGCAGTTCCGGACGCTGCGGCAGACTTCTTTTCTTTGAAAACGTGCTTGCATTCCGGGAATTTGCTCTCATTGATATACCTGATATTTTCACGGGTCTTGCCATTGTAATCATTTATCTCATGCTCTACGGTAACTCTCAGCGGACGTTTCAGTAAATCCCCGCAAAGCTGCCGAACGTTTTCATAAGCCTTTCCGCTCGGAAGCTTTGCAGCTTTTGCAAGTATCATGATCTGCTTGAAGCTGTAGCCCTGAACCTGCATATCAGCCTCGGTCGGCTCCTTACGCTTCCAGAGAGTATGAAAGAGATAACGGTCTTTATATTTCTGCTCCACGTCGTTTCGGATAACAAGGGAGAGATTGATTCCCACAGCTCCTTTTTTAGTTGTACGTTCCTCGATATTGCGTATAACGACCTCGTATTCTCCCTCCGGAATAAGACCGTAATCGTCCGGAATATCATTGTAATTTGTTGAAAATCCCATAATTATCTACCTCCTGAATTTATTAATTTTAATGCTTCCTCTGCGCTCCTGCAAATACCTGCAATAGCTCCATATGCCGTCATCTGCCTAATGAATTGCTGCTGTTCGGGAGAAGCCCTGCCTTTCGCCGTTTTAACTTCAATAAATACGGCTCGTCCATCGGATTTGCGGAATCCGAACAGATCGGAAAAACCTTTCGGAACACCTGTATCAAAGTATCTTCCGTCAGGAGTTTTCACCACTCCGACATTAATGCGGAAAATAACGCATGAATCCGATAACGCAAGACGTATTTCATTCATAATCCTATGTTCCTCCGTCATGCGATCAACCCCCTGTGTTTAGCCTGATAAAATGCCCAGCCTTTTTTATATCCATGTTTTTTAGCATAATCAAGCAGCTCGCCGTATGAATTACATTCTTCCGGAGTTTTGAAATCAAGTACAAAGCCTTCGATTTTACTTAGCTCCGCTGATTCATTCTCAATTTCTGCACGTTCCTTTTTCGGAAATTCATATCCGCAGTTCGGACAAATATTCACCGGAGTTCCGTCATCCGCAAACGGCTTGAAAACAGCAAAACACTGAGGACATTCCTTGATCTTCGCTTCCTCCGGAGCTGATACCTCATACTTTTGTCTTTTCTTACCTTCAAGAGTCCAGCTTCTGTCGGCGTCGGGCATTCCGAATCTCGCATAATTGCCGACATGGTCGATTATGACAGCTCGTTTTCCTTTACGGTATCGCATACATCTCATAGACTGCTGTATATATAGCGTAAGGCTCTGGGTCGGTCTGAGTAATATTACGCATTCGCAGTCCGGCACGTCAAATCCCTCTGAGATCAGATCAACGTTGCATAAAATGTCTATCGCTCCTCGGCGGAAGTCGTTAATAATGCGTTCACGCTCCGCTTTAGGAGTACTGCCGTCAATATGAGCGGCTTCGATTCCTGCAAGATCAAACTGCAAAGCTGTCTCCATGGAATGCCGTACAGACGTGCAGTAGCATACCGCCTGACGTCCTCCTGCAAATTTCTTGTAATATTTGATAACATCGCCGAAAACAGCTTTGCGCAGCATAAGATTTTCCACCGAAGATACATCGTAATCGCCTTTTTTGATTTTGATTCCTGTAAGATCAACAAGGCTCGGAGCGTAGTAATCGTAAGGAGACAGGCAGTTATTCTCGATCAGCCACTTTGCCGATACTCCGATAACAAGCTCGTCGTTCACATCGGAAAGTCCGCTGCCGTCCAGCCGCACGGGAGTAGCAGTAACTCCCACACGATGCGCTTTCGGAAAAGCCTCGTACACCTTTTTATATGTATTTGCAAGACTGTGATGATTTTCGTCCGTAATGATAAGCGATGGATATGGTATCTTATCAAGTCTCCTTGCGGCGGTCTGAACCATGATTATCTGACAGCGAAGCATATCGACTCCCCATTTGCGGAATGTATTTTCTATCTGCTCGCATAATTCCTTACGATGAACAAGAAACAGAACACGATTCTTTTTTGTGGTCGTTCGCCTCGCTATTTCCGCAACGATACAGCTCTTTCCTCCGCCGCACGGAAGCACTATACACGGAGCTTTTTTGCCATGGATCCATGCTTCACGAACTCTGCTTACCAGTTCTTCCTGATACGGTCTCAGCGGCATTCTTCTGCGCCTCCTTCCGTTTATTTATTTCCTTAGCCATGCAGCTCCAGCAAAGCTTTCTGCCGTAGTTCGAGAGCGTTCCCTCCACTATCTGCTGACATGAACGACCGTGTGCGGGGAGTATGACTTTTCCGCAGTCTGAGCAGTTGTGTTCAGGCTTGAGATGATAATATACTCTCAGTGCTTCGTCTACGGCTTTGAGATCGTTCTCAATATACATTCTGTCGAATAATCCCATAGGAGATTTGCAGGTATCGTTTCCGTCAGTCTGCGTCGCAAACAGATACTTTCCGTCATTGACGACTGTTTTCAGCACCGTTGTAAACATCCCCTCAACAGTTATTTTTTCATCAAGGAGCTTTCCGATAGTTTTGGATTTCTGTCTGCCGTCATCTCCTGTCTCGATGTGGTTGAGGAAATAAACGATAACATTGTTCGGCAAAGCTTCGGCAAGACGGACAAGCTCCCAGAAATTCTTGCCTATATCGGTAAACTTCTGAAATCCCGTTTCCTTCGCCCTTCGCATAAACTCGTTTGCCATAAGGTACTGTGTATCATCTATCACTATGACCTCTGTTGACTGTTTCTTTATGAATGCCGTAATATCTTTGTAATTGTCTGAATTGAGTATGCTCGAAAACTGAGTGCGAAACGGCAAAGGCTTTCCGTTAACGTTGACAAGCGCAAGTTCGTCAGCTCCGAAATTTCTTAGCGATGCAGACTTTCCGCTTCCCGAATATCCTAAGATCAATACAGGTAATCCCATAATTATATTCCTCCTAACCGATTATGACAGACTGCGAGCTTTCAAGCACAGCTCCCGGAAAAATCTCGCCGGCTTTGATAAGCTTCTTTATTTCTGCTTTTCTTATCTCAGGAAGCTCATATTTCAGCAGATCATCTCTGCCGTTTGTCTGGAGCATATTTATAAAGCCGACCTCGTCTGTTATTTTAAGAGAAGGAGCATTGTTTCTGATAGTTATTCTTGCTCTTGGAGTTTCGATTTTCTTCAATCCTATCTGCTCCATACAGTTTTTAAGATACACTGTCATACATTCAATTTTGCGGCTGTACTGCTGACGGCGTTTCTTTAATTTATCCTCCTCCGACTTGATAGCGGCTTCCTCCGCTTTCAGTGATTTGATATACTGAGCCGTATTCTCCGCCTTGAAATTGAACTCCTCTTCAATGCCTTCAAGAGTGTCGAACCACGCCTGGAGCATATCGGCTCTGTAGTTTTCGGGATCAATAATATTGCCTTCAGGATCAACGAACTTACCATCCTCGTTTTTCTCAAATTCCATTTCCTGAATCTCATCGAATCGGTTGAAAAGCTCTTCAAAATCCGCTGAAATATCAAATAACCTTGCCATAATTTATACCTCCATCGTTTTATTGACGCTATTAAAAAGCTCTTTGGTTTTATCTCTGAAAATTGCTTCATCGGGGTACTTTTGCACAAAGGAAACAAGACGTTTTACAGCGTCCACCGCATTGGAAAGATATGCTTTGAAAACTTCCTTTGTATCGAAAACAGGTTCAGCCGGCAATGACTTTTCAGCTTCTGAAAGCCTGCGTTCATAATCTGATCTCAACTGTTCTATCTCAGCGGCGTGCTTACGGAAATCTTCTTGCCGGAGCTTGATATTTTCCTCTTCAAGCTCGCTGTATTTCTTTCCCCATTCAAGATCGGTCTGCTTGATGATGCTGTTGAGTTTTTCAATTTCGGCTGTATCGGACTCCACTGCAACCTCTACGGGACGGGATTCGAGTTCTTCTATCTCAGCTTCAAGCCGCTTTATTTTATTTTCGGCTTTATCTCTCTGATCTGATATTCTTTCGCAGATTTTGTTCATATCGTCAAGTCTGTTACTGAGCATATCGGCTTTATCCGCCTTGATTTTCAGCTCCGCTATTTTTTCTTTCAGTTCCCTTACGGATACTTCCTCGACATTGACGTTCTGTTGAATTTCCTCACGCTGCGGCTCGTCAAGCTTGGCGAGGAGTGCGAGTTTTGTAACTCCAATTTGTTGAATCGATTCAACATTTTTTAATTCTGCAATCGATATGTATTTGTATGCCATAAAACGACTTATGCCTACTTCGTTTTCACAGTAATCCTCGAAGTTTTGATATCCCAGTTCCTTGTAAAGCTTGCCGTCCCGCATTTCCTTTAAGCCCTTGCAGACTTCGTATAGGTTTTGCTGAGCCATCTGAGCATTGACGCAGATCCTTGCGTTAAGGTTATATGCTTCGGTGTATTTGTTTGTTACCGGCTCTGCTGTATCGGCAGGCGGCGCTTTTAATTCAGGTTTTATCATGCTGATACCCTCGCTTTCTTACTGAAAATTTTTGATAAATGCTGTTTGTATTCCTCCACAAAATTATTGACTTCATCTGTCATAGGGCAATTTCTCAATCCTCTGACCTGTATTATCCTGCCGTCATTGCTGACTTCCATTGTGTAGTACGGAACGTCGGGCTTGTCTGTTGTACGCAGAAAAAGAATCGTCAGCTTGCCCAGAGCGTGACGTTCAGCGTAGCCTCCTACGCAATGGTTGAGGATTTTTCCCTCCTCCACTATCTCTTCATAGCTTTGCGGCTGACGGATGATAAGTCCGTTTTCCGCATATTCAAGGATTCGTCTGCTCTCCATGTTCTGCCGGAATATTGCTGCAAGACCCTCGCTGTTACCGTACTTGATGACATTGCTTAGCCTTGTGTGCATCGCCGTAAAATCATGAGGCATAGATATCGCTGTGTCGTGCAGGTCGTATTTCAGTTTCCTGCACTGGTCTATGTAGTCGCTGTAGTCACGGCATACCACCTTGTTTTCGGACAGATACCGTGCAAGTCTGCGGAGTTTAAGTCCCGTATCCTTTGTCAGTCGCTCGGCAGTTCCTTCCTCGTGTCTGAATGTTTCAGCGATCATAAGAAGCTCCTCAGTCCTGTAATTTGTATAAATATTTCTCCACATCATATAGCAGGGATATATGCTTTCACGCCCCTGCAAAGCCTTGAATTCATTCCTGTTAAGTCCCAGCATTTTCAGCAGGTTATTGCTTTTCCAGTTGATATACGGACTTACTGAAAGCGATAACCGATTGCCCCAAAATCCGCTGTATTCCTCGCCGATCAGGAAGTCGTATCCTGTTTTCATCAGGTATTCAGCGTTCGGATGACGACAGAAAAGTCTGAGGTATTCCATATACAGCAGAGATGTATGACTGCTTACTACTGCATACTTCATGCAGCTGTTTCTGATCGCTTCGTGATTTATAATGCAATAGCTGTTATCAAAAGTATAGCCATATCCCGACTGACAGAATACCGGCTCGCGGAATTCTGAACGTACTGTCCAAGATTTCCCATCGTCCTTCCCGTATCGAACTGCACCGTCTTTTGCGAAAACATACCTCTGACGTTCCACGATCTCTCCCTTTGAGTAGCGATGATAGCAGCGTGCGAAAAGTTCATTGCCGTTAGTCAGCATCACCACAAAATTCTGAGCGCCCCTGCCTTTCATCTGTTCAAAAAAATTGTCAGGCAAAGACGGAAATGAGTGCAGCAGATGTTCCTTGCGTTCCTTTTTCATTGCGGTCACCTCAGAAGTTCAGCAGCTCGTCCAGCGATATGCTGAGACTGCTTTTCGGTTTGCTCTTCGTCATGGTTATCGGCGGATCAATATGACCGTTATCGCCGCTGAGGTCGATCGTCATTCGAAAGTGAACGACTGCCGTTGGAAAGTAGAATTTAACCGCTTTGGTGTAAACTCCCAGATCAGAAATGCTGTCTCCGATTCCTCTGACTACTTTGTCAAGACAGCACTGGAAATCCACTCCGCTCTGCTCTATTGCCTGCTCAAACTCAGGCTCCTGCTCACAGAACTGCATCAACGCTTTTGCAGTTTCAGGAGCAACAGCTCGCTGATACTGTCCCACTATTACTGATGTGTCAAAATATCCTTTTAAATCATCCATTGACTTTTCCTCCTTTTATGTTAATGCGATTCCTCGCAGGCTACTAAGACTTTCATATTTCCTCCCATTCTCTTTTCATGCGATTGAGCCAATCCATCATAACATCATAGCTTACATACGAATCGTAGTTTATTACTCCGTCATATGTGTAACTTTCCACAACTCCTTGGGATTTACCGTTTATATGTTTGTGTACATTGATGTTAACATGGTTTGTATTGTTATTCCAATCAATTGATAAATAATAGCTGTCTGTTGCCTTTATGCT